ACCGACTGAAAGCAGACCGTCGTTAGACAGCTCGGTATCCTCAGCGTCGCAGTACAGAATACCGCAAGACAGCGGGTTACGAACCATGATACCAACCTCACCAAGGAAGTGAACCTGGTAACCGTCACGGCTGTTAGAACGCAGCGTATTGATGCTGTTTGCATATCCGTTAGGAGCAACAGAACCACCGGTATACCACTGAACGAACTCACGACCCTTACGACAAACCTTAACAACGTTAGCCTGACCGTCGCTGTTGCTGATATCAACAAACAGGAACGTATAAGACATCAGCGGGTTGCCGGTCAGCGGGTGAAGCTGACGGAAGAGCTCCATGTTGTCAAACATAGGCCAACGCTTCAGAGAAAGCTCAATGCCGTTAGTCATCTTGTAGGTGGTGAACTGTCCACCGAGAGTCAGGTTCTGACCGCTACCAGTAACAAACACGTTGTCACAGAGGTGGAAGCTAGCAACCTTCTCCTTCAGGATACGATCGAACTCGCGAATACCCATCTCACCAGTCAGAGCAACGAACTTACGCTCGTTAGTGCCGAGGATGTTGTAGCACAGATCGAACAGATAATCCTCAAACAACTCAGCTGTAAGAGTTGTATAGTAACGGACATTTGCCGGAGAGATCTGCTCGAACAGACCAGACATCGTGGGAACAGGGCGTCCATTAGTACCCTTGTTGATATAAGTACCATCGCTCAGACGGTTGCTCTTAGAGAACAACAGAGCGGTCTCCTCTCTCTTCTTCCACTCGCGAAGAGCCTTCCAGTACTGATAATCAGACCACAGATAAGACTTCTTACCAGTCTCGGGATCCTGCAGAGCGATAGCAAGAACGGTGCTATAAGCGTCACCGGTGATATCGTAGCTCAGACGAAGATTCTGGAGGTGGTTACGCATCTTAAACGGAGTCTGATAGTTGATGATATCAGCCTCATCGCTGTACTCCTCGTAAGCAGAACCGATACGGCTAACCTGACGACCAGCCAGCAGGAACTCACCAGGAATGTAAGCAGCCTGTGAACCATCAATTACATAGCACTCATAAACCCAAGCGCTGCCATCCTGATAAGGAAGACCAGTTACGCGAACCTGGAACTTATAATCATCGAAAGAAAGGATTGCACCAGGACCGAACCAACGCTCCTCAAGGGCAAGGTAAATAGGTGTGTTATTCAGACCCGGAGTAATAGTGGTGTAGTTAGAAGTAGAAATCTCCTGACCATTCCACTTAGCCCAACGGATGTTAACAGCGTGATCGCTATCAATCTGTACAGACCACTCGAACTCACGGTTCTCAATAATCATAGTTTTGCCAAGACCACCAGTAATCAAGTCGATGGTCGTAGATACGCCGTCATCTTTAGTACCAAATACCAATGAAAGCAGACCAGATACCTCGTGCGGCTTGGTCAGCAGGGCGTTAGAAATCATGTTCTCATCTACCAGGTCCGAGAAACGACGTCCACGATACAGCTGGAGATTGTTAAGTAAACTATTATTCATATATGTTTTAATTGTTTATTAATCGTCAGAACATCCCGGTGATCAGGTCTGTAGCTGACTTCTGTTTTTCATCGGCATTATATGTACTATGATTCTTTGACTAATGCCGCATCAAATTCCTAAGTTTATCAGCAGCGGATGACTCTCCATCTCGTTTAGCAGTAGATATGAATTTGTCAGCGTTCATAGTAAAATATGCAGACTCAATCAGGTTCTTTGATAGATTCTTGTTAAAGTCTTTAGTATATTGAGACTGTCCATTCTGATCTACTTTGAAAATATAATCAAACAGAGCCTGACGATCTTCTTTAGGAATTGCAATACCTCGAATGCTGTTGAGGTTCTTTATACCCTCAGACACTTCGTTAAAGAATGCGCGAGCTTGCTCTTCCTGTTCTTTAGCCGCAGCCTCTTGCTGGAGTCTAGCTTGTTCTACTTCTTGCTGTCGTATATCTTTTAATCTGCCTAAAGCATCCTCAGCTTCATCATACAGCACATCGTTATCTTCATACCTGGCTATCTTCTTATTTATTTGCTCTGTGGTATAACCAGACCGCTGCATGAATTCGCGTACAACTGCCTTTTGATTATTCTCATCTTCAAGATCGATGTCATCAAGAGTAAGAGCCTGTTGCTGTCTCTGATAAAAGTCTTCAAATTTACCTCCGTTCTTTACATACTCATCTAGCTGTTGTATTCTAGAGTCTGCATACTCTGGAACAGAGTTCTCTTTTATTACATCTGCAAAATATGATGTAAGGTCGTCGACAGTGAGAGGTTTATCTTTCTCATCAATCTCGTCCATATTCCAACCTAAAGAGTTTCCAATTGCTTCGAAAAGCAACCCAACCTGTTGAGCTTCAGTTATTTGCTCCGCTGTTGGATCACCGTTGCCCTCTGGATTAGGCTCTGGATCCTAACTAGGTGGTTCTGGATTATTCGCATTAGGCTCTGGTGTATTGTCCTCATGCGCATTTGGATCGTCATTTGGATCCGCTGTATTGCCGTCCTCAGGATCTTTCACTGGCGGCACATTCTTCTGTTCATCAACAAGTGGTACATTAGGCTCCATCAAGGCATCCATATCAGTAGTCTCTTCTGCACCTTCTGCATTAGAGTATATGGAACCGAGGACGTCTTCGAACTCACTCGGAATTGTATTCTTTTGTTTCTTCATATAATATTATATGTATTAGTGTTTCCAGCTTCTGGCATTGTGACTAAATCTAGCTTTCTTTACCATAGCTTTAGAATATTTTTCGGGGTTCCTAAGAACTCTGGATTCGAATTCTCTAACACTTGCCCCGTGTTTCTTTGCTGCGGCTGTAAATGTGCCGCGTTTAGAAGGTTTTATTGCAATCTTACCGTCTTTGTATTCGTTTAAATTTGTTGTTAGTATTGGGGCACTTACCGATATTGGAAGTAATGTGCCAGTAATGGCTTTCCAGTAGTTTTCATAACCGTTTGGACCTGTAATCAAATCAAATTCAGGATATATTCTTTCCAAAGGTTTTTCATTCGCCACAGCGGCCGGTACAAATGACTACAACCATACTGCACGATTAGCCAAATATTCCGGAAAGCTGTTTAAAGTATGACTACCGTATTTAAGATCTACTTTTTTAGGAGTAACATAGATATCATTGAATAGCTTTGTATAATCGTCAGTAAATGTACCATCGTCTTTTATTTTTGCATGAGACGGATTTATACCCAATCTATATCCAGGAAGTTTGCCATTCTTGTGTTTGGGAATATACTTATCATATGCAGCGCCAGGTTTTCTAAGATATTTAGATCTAAATTCTTCACCTTCTTTACTATAATACCAAGCATCTTCGTACATCTTAGTATCATGCCAATTAGGTTTCATTAACTCATATTCACCGGTATCTTTATTAAACGCTGTACTACGAGCATGCCAACTATTATCACCGGTATTGTACTCGAACATCCCTCTACCTATAGCTTCTGAAAAATTCTTCGGTTTATCGTTTAGCTCCCAATATCTATGAGACCTATATGAGGCTTCAGAAGACAGTCTTTGATTATCAGGTAAAGAATTAACATACTCATTATACTGAGGATCTGGTGTTATAACCGGCTCTTTAATATATCCACCATCATAAATTTCATCAATTGGTGTACCGTTTCTATATGCTTCGACACGCTTCCTAAATTCGCTTGGATCTCTGCGTTTAAATTTATTTTGATCTCTACGCATAACTCGGATCTATTCTATTACCGATTATGTTAGCAATGATGTTGGTAATGAAATCATTGCCTTCATCATGCTAAACATATCTCAGTATAAGTTTTAACAATTGGTTGTTCTCTCGCGTAAGCTAGAGAAGTTCTTGTTCTTCAGCGTACGTCATTTCTCACCAGATACTTTATTTCGAATAGCAGCTCTAGCTTTTACACGTTCACGTTCCAGAGCAGCGTCATCTTTCTGCTTCTGTAACTTCATTTCGTGTTGCATACGCTCCTTTTCGAGTTCAATCTTCTTGTCTTCTATCTCTTTCTTCTGACGTGCTTCATAACGCTTAGTATACTCATCAGAAGCTATCTTACGTTGTTGTGTAGCATCCTTAGCTATCTCCATAGGATCAGGTATACCATTATTATTAGCATCCTTCTCTTCTGTACCACGATATGCGCTAATCTCAGCCACAGCAATCTTAGTCTGATTGTCAGCATCAATCTTATAACGCTCAAGCTCCATCTTAGCTTCCTCAAGCATAAGTTCTTGCTCACGCTGCTCATTCTGCATTTGCTGCA